CCAGAAGTAGTGCGCCTAATCGGTCTGCCTCTATTCTTTTTAGCAGCACCGCCTACTCTAAAGTTTTGTACATGACGTTTAAACATCAAGAGTACCTTGTCTTCTTTCTTCTATCTGCCATAACAGAGCCACAACCTCGATGGTTTCTTTTGGTAAAAAACCCACCATCTTTTGCTGTCCTGTACTGTTTGGTCTTGTCAGCAATGCTTTTAGGTTGCGATGAAAACTGCTTGCCAGCTTTTGTATCTTTTCTTTTAGCCCTAGTCGTTGCTGCATACTCTTGGCTTGACAGCGCCTGTCTTGCTTTCTTAGGCAAGTACCGCTCACCCGTAGCTTTAGGCCCTTGAGTAGACGGCTTACCGGACTTAGTTCCCCAGTCCTGTTTGCTCCACTGAGACAGCTTATTACTGGACTTTTTCTTTGGCCCAGAGTAAGTACCACCGGAACCTTTGTAATATTTTACAGCAAGTTGCATAGCTCGAGCAGAGTGTTTACCACCCATCTTAGCCTTGGCTCTAGACTTAGCTGCTGCCCACTTTGCAGGGTCTCTTTTAGTTGCTGTAGCTGCCATTAGCTTATCTTAGTCACTGGTCTTTTGTTAGGCAACATGCTAGAGAAGCCTCTTGGTTTGACATATTTTACTGTAGGCTTTGTTCTTTTTGTCTTTATGCCATTCATTAATCAATCTCCACGGTTATAGAACCATTGGTTATAACCTGTACCGATCCAACACCTGTTGATCCCTGCAATCCAGCGGTCGATGGTGTCGATATATTTACAAACTCATTACCAGTATAGACTTGAAGTGCCTCTATACTTAGATTCCAGATGATGTCTCCAGCCTTAAACTGAAGCTGAGACAGCCTGTCATTGGTAAATTGTGGTGTTGAACTAGGGTCAAAAGCATTTAAGTTTAGCTCTATAAGCCTAACTGTTTTGTTAAATATATCAGGCGTAACCCCTTGAGGTCCCGACATTGGAAGCGCAGTGTTAAGTATCTTGGCCATTATCTACTTCCATTAGGTTGTATATCTAGCCGTGTGCCTCCAATCCTAAAACCTACATCTATTCTTTCCACACTTGTGCCATCATCATCAGATTCGAAGCGAATAACAGCTTGTCGCGCTCTTGCACGCATATCTATTTTGCTTGTTGTGCTTGTAAAAGATGTTGTTTGATCTGTGGTAAAGCTATTTCCTGGATAGTTTCTAGTTTTAATTTGAACGTTTATTGTCTGGTCGGAACCAGATCCCTGAAACTTAACGTCAGGAATAAATCGTTTTATAAACTGAAATTCTTCTCCATCGCCTATGTCAAAGTCTGCGCTTTGCACATACACATTGTCCATTGGCTGGCCATCGTTGTTATATCCAACCTCATGACTGTACAAATAAGGTGTATCGCTATACTTACCGGCAGCAATGGGCTGAGAGAATATGCCTTCGTCAAGCCAAGCTGTTCTAGAAAGCTGACCAATTGACCATGTATTTTCAACGTAGTTAAAGAAGACGTAACGATCAATGACTGTTTGACCAGAACTACAATAGAACCAACCAACCTCGTCAAACTGCTTATTAAGTATGCCAAACACTTGGAATGCTTGACCTTCTTCAAAGTCATCAAAAACATAAGAATGAACTGTGCATGGGACAGGAGCGACAGATCCGTTGTAAGTGTAGAAGCCTTTTCTATCCATCCAGAATATGCCGGATGGTGAATTAACAATAGCGTTAGGACCAATTAAGCTGACACCTTCGTTAACTAGGTTCAGGCCAAAGGTTAAAGGCGGTCCTATAAACTGAAGGCTATACAGCGCAACGTCAGTCCATATTAAAGTTTCTTGTCGGGCTCTTACCGCACCAATAATCTCAGATCCAGCAGAGCACCGAAGAGAACCAGCAGTATTAGTAGATGTTGGCTCCCAATCAAATATGTTTTCTTGATCGGAAAAGGCAACAAGTAATGGATCTATTTTGCCGGACCTAACGCCATTCTCAATAGGATCTGCACCTAACACTATGGCATGTCGGTCAATGTCAGATACTATTACTTGGAGCCCTTTGGTTGGAGCTAAGTTTGACCCAGTTAAAGAACTTAAAGCTACCGATCTGGTGCCAAGACCGTCTGATTTGTCCCAATAGTAAACGCTACCGGCTCGAGGGTTTGATATTAAGTCTTCACCGAAGTTATCCATCGACCAAAGTCTAAGCTGATTAGCGTCAGTAAGAGAGCTTGTTGAGCCCCAGGTGCCAGTTCCCCAGCCGCCAACACCCCAACCTGTTCCGTCTACAAAGACATCAAGGCCGGTTGTTATTTGATAAGCGGCTACGGTTGAAGAACCTCCGTTGCCAGTATCGCTAGAGTTAGCCGTAACTGCATTACCATCTGTATCTTTTGCAATAATGGTGTAAGTGTTAGACGTTGGTACAGATTGTATTTGATACTCTTGATTTAACACCGCTGCGGTAATGTTCCCACCCAAAGAAACTGCATCAGTGTATGTAACAAAATCGCCTACGTTAGAACCATTACTAGAGTCTGTAACAGTTAGCGTTGAAGATCCATTTGTTGCGGCAAAAGTAGCGGCACCGGCTGCACTGGTACGTCTTATAGGCGTTACATCGTTGTATGACGAGCCTTCCTGAATGTACAGCTTGTATCGAGTTCCTAACCCAAGAAGCTTTGTGCCGTCTAGGTCAACCCAAGCATGAAGCTTTCTACCAGTTCCTTCATAAGAAACAGATATATACTTTTCCCAACCGCCTATCTTTTCTGCAAAGCCTTTCCTAAAACGTACAAGATTGCCATCAAACCAGCCACCTTCTGCGGTATAGCTAGTGCCTTGTTTGTTTATACCTGGGTTAAATAAAAACTTTTGTAAAGGCATATCATCTAACCTGGTATTCGCCAGACTTAATCATCTGACAGATTTCTAATGCACGATCCCCCACTTGAGTAGCCCAACGGCTATCATAGAACTCGTCCCCAGCCTTATCGTAATCGCCAATATCCATGTACCCAAGTGCCTTTACAAAGCCTCTGAGCCTTGTTTGACCCATGTTAAAGGACATATCAAGCATGGCATCTTGACGCACACTATCAAGATCTTTAAACCAATCGTACTCCCCGATCAGCTCTTCTTTGCACCGTCTAATGTCATTACTTAATAAGTAATCTATTTCATCATCAGCAAGGCCAAGACCGGAATCTGATATGTTTCTGCCAACACCAATCGTTTCGTAACCCGCAGAGCACATGTAGACCTTATCTCTAACGCCCTCGTGCCTTTTTAACATTTGTACAAGTCTATTCATTAGTCATGCTTATGTGATGCGCCGTAGTAGAAGCTGATAATAGAAGAGACGATACCGCCCAAATACCCCAGGACAAGATTAACAATACCGTCATCATTCGCAGCGGGGTCTTGTAGCGTAACCAGAGCAATGTAACCTCCGAAGAAAAGAACACAAGCAACCGCGATAAATTTAGGCGTCCAATCACCTTTAAAAGCTGACCTAGCATGTTGTACATCCTCCGCTTCAAGTGCGAATACATCTACGTCTAACTTCTTCATCTGAACCTGAAAGTCTAGTTCAGCCTTTTTAATCTCAGCCAATTGCTCTGGGGTAGCCGCTTGTACTGCATTCGCAATACTTTTTTCGTCGGGCTTACAACCAAGCACACTGGCAATAGTTTGTGCGGCAGCACCGCCTAAAGGCCCACCAAGCGCCTGACCAATGGTAGGTGCAACTGCTCCGATTAATCCTTTGATTGCGTCAAACTTCATTGTGTTAGCACCAAGCCAACAATAGCTATTAATGAGGTAATCATGACCGGGTAGATCCCCCAGATCATACGCTCTAACTTATCAAAGCGTTGTGACCCAGAGTCTAACAGTTCATTAATAGACTCATATCGCAAGGCACACTCCCGTTCATGTGTTTCAATTCGTTGTAACGCCTTGCTTGCATGAGTCTGCGCCATTATCCTGCATCCGCTTCCGGTTCTACTTCTTCAACCACTTCGATTGACTCGCGCAATGCGTTCTCACGAAACCCAAGAGCAACCTGTAAGTTAATGCTTTGTTGTTGTGCAGCAGCAATCTGATTCTGTAACTCGCCAAGTTGCTTGCGTAGATTAACCACTTCAACGTAGTGAATCTTAGAATCGTTCCCTAACTCATTAACGTCATATTCTTGATCGTCAATGGTTAGAATAAT